CACCGGATCGGCATTCGTACCTATAATAGAGTGTTTTTCTCTAGGCCGGCCTTCTACTGGTTTTTCATTATAACCGGTTGGAAGGTCTTGATCAGCTCTTCCTCCATATATTGAAGCTAAGTCGTGTGGTGTACCGAAAGAAGTTCCTGTCTCAACAGGATCGTTTCCTTCATTCTCTATCTGAGCTAATCTAAAGTTTCTCTTAGAATCCTCTCTTACTAGCTCTCTCATTTCATCAAAAGTATCTTCTGATAGGTTAAAGATATGGTTGTAGATATAATCTGATGAAAATAATTTAGTTTCCTGCATTTGACGAGCTAGGTCTATTTTTTCTTTCAATAGAGCTACTTTCTCTTGTTCGTAAATAACAGAAGGAGTCGTTAGTTTTATTTCAAAATTCGTTAAAGATTCTCCTGTGAATCCTTGAGCGTATAGGTGGATTAGTCCTATTTTAGTTAACTCACTCTCTACAATTCTTTGAATTCTTTCTACTGATCTTGCAAATCTAATATCTTCTGCAGCTAAAGTAGCTTTCCCTGATAGTTCTCCTTCGTATCCAAAATATGCTTTAGGTATTTTTAAAGCAGCAAATAGCTTACTTCTTAAATACTCTATATCATTTGTTCCGTCATATTCCAGGCCCTTAGTAGTCTCTATTCTAGTTGAGGTATCTCCTCCACGAACTGGTAGATAGAAGTCCTCAATCATATTCATCATATTGAACCTCAAGTTGTACTCTCCTGTACTTGGATCAACGTATGGAGTTTTCTTAATACTGTTAATAGTTTTTTGCATGAACTGCTCTACCTCGTTGGGTGGGATAGATCCTACATTAACAAAGAAAGTCCTTTTTTCCGGAGCTCTCATAATTCTATGAATCAACATAGCGTCTTCCATTAGGACCAGTTGTTTATAGATCTTTCTTCCTGGTTCAATATAAGATCTACCGTAAGGCAGGTAGTTTGTATCTGATAGTAACCGGAAGTGGGCTACTTCGTAGTTTTCCAGAGTAATAATGGATTTATTTGCTTTAGGTATGTAGTTTGGATCTGCTGAGGAAGCTAATCCATCTGGATCTATTGTAAATGTTACTTTAGATGGTTGTTTAGGATCTTGTCCTTCATATCGAACCATATTATACACTGTATAAGGAATAACATTGTAAATACCGAATTTTTCTGAGATTTCTAATTTCAAGAAGAAGTCCCCGTATTTACACATATTCCTAACCCAAGACCATAAATTAAATTCGATATTTAATACATCATAGTATAAGTTGTAAAGCACTCTTTGTATATTCTCATCAGAAGACTTAATTGAAAGGACTTCACCCATATCATTCTTCAATCCTGATTCATCTGCTAGAATATCTAATGCAGATGCAATAATAGGATCTGTATCCATCGCTTCATAGTCAGAATATAACTGTATCCTTAGTGTCTGATAATTCAGATTGGGATTGAAGATGTTTTTATTGTTGTAGATATATAGACGAGAGAATCTGTCTAGTAGAGAGTTTGTTTGATACTTCCCTGATGTTTGTATCTGATTTACATCAGCTATTTTTAGTTCATCTCCTCCTACATTCCTTACTAGAATGTCTGTTGAAAAGAGCCTCTGTAGGGAAGAAAATAAATTTCTTTCAGCCATTTTAAAAATGTTTTAATTATAAATAGGAACTTATCATAATAGCCAAGAAATATCTTCTTGACCGTATTGAGTTCTTAGAAGATATGGGTTTTGTTGGGAGGATCCAACACCGTAGACTGCCGGAGTAGCTCTTTGATTAGAAGATACAAAAGAGGATATTTGTGCTCTAGATAAATCTAGGCCCTGCTGTCTCATTCGAATAGCAGTATCTCTAACGTAAAGTGCAATAGCAAAAGCCATCACCAAATCATCGTTATAACCCACCTGTGCTTGTGCCTTACCGTTTTTCCATATGAACACACGCATTTCACTTAGAAGCCTTTTTGATCTTATTAGAACCGATCTTTCCCTTACATATTCCGTTAATTTAGCTACTACTAGTGGTCTGGTTTTTAAAGACATTGTAAAACCCGGTACTAGTTTGTCTCTTTCGTATTTAACCATATAGGACTCAACAGTCTCAGTGTCTGATCTAGAAGAATAATATAAATTCTTATACTCTCTTGAAACAATCTGTTCAATAGTAGCCCAGCCTATGTTAGCATTCTCTACTACCAATAACGCATCGTTATATTCCGAAGCTATTCCGACTAATACATTACCAAATTCTTTAGGAGACAGTTTCCCCTTATATTCTCCTACTTGAGAAGCATTATCTATATCGATAATGTGGAAGGTAGAGTAATCTGTAGAATCTCCTCTAGCGACGTCAGCTACTACTGCATAGGATTTAGTATAATCTACTGATTCCCATATCCAGAGATTCCCATCTACTCCTCTTCTTTCGGCAGGATCTACTACATAGGTCTGTTCGTAAAAAGCCATATTCTCAACCTCTATTACAGTATCCCCTGAAGACATAAAGTCACAGTTATGAGAGACTATGCCGTCTGTTAAATATAGGCTCCCATCCGCTACGTCTGTTAAATCATAGAGTAAGCTATCTTTTTTAGTAGTTAAGATAGTCTTAATAAAGATTCCTGGAGATATTTCTTGATTTTCTATTAGATTTTTTGCAAGAATCTCTTTCCCTTCTACAATGAATCTATGATTTTCAGATACTTCGAGATAAGTCAGGTTAGATAGTGTAATCTGTACTACCCGGCTTTTTGTTGTTTTTCTTATTCCTGAGAAGCTTTTAAATCCAGTTGGAGTTTTTACCTCGTATTTCGTATTCTTTTTACAAGTAATTCTAGTCGATTTTAACAGGTACTCTGGTTCTTGTATTTTATTGTAAAGATCCTCTAAACTAATTTGTTTAGTTTCTTCAGTAGTAGCATCTTTTATCCCTATTAAACTATTCCCCCAAAGACAATCACATTCTTGAGCTGCATTCTTAACTCCTAGATCTTGATCCTGCTGATCTCTCCAGCTCTGATCTCTTTCAGGATGTACAGACCAGGGGAGTTTAACAGGTACAAAAGAGTTTTCTGCTGCTTCTGCTTTTTCCCAGGTCTTATGAAACCAGTTACCTACCCCATTAGGAGTAGAGAGCGCTATACACTGCCCTCCGGTAGCTAAGGTCTGTTGAGCAGCAGTAAAAGTATCCTCAATATTATCAATAAAAGCAGCCTCATCTACTAACAACAATGATACAGCTTCTGAACGAGCTGAATCTGAATTAGAGGATTTAGCTGTTATTTTAGATCCGTTTTTTAGTCTTAATGATAATTTATTCTTTTCCGTAAAAGGTAATTGCAACCATTTAGGTAGATTCTCATACATGAAAATCGTCTTTGTTACTAGGTTACGGGCAGTTGCTTGTGTTGTTGCTAATGCTAATACGTTCTTGTCTTTGTGAAAAAGCATTAACCAGAGTGCATATGCAGAGGCTAATGTAGAGATCCCTAACTGTCTTGATTTTAAAGTAATTATGTACTGATTGTCTCTAAATAGATGTAATACGCCTTCCTGGAATGGGTATAGATTGAATAAGATCCTTCCTCTGGTTGGATGCTGTATAAAGCAATACTTTTTCATAAAGTATGCCGGATCTTTAGCGCACTTTATGTATTCCTGTGCTACTATCTGCTTAACGTCGGGTTGACTCATATTATATAACTATATATTATAAATATAGGTCAATAAAAAAACCCGCTGTTTAGGACGGGCTGTTTATATTCACTTTATAAAAGTCTTTACTCGTTCTTGTAGTTATCGGGATTCGTAACTATATCAACTGCTTTCTGTATTGCTTGTTCTCCTTCTATTTGTCCGTTATGAAAATCCTGGTTCAGTTTTGTTAGCATTTCATCCATTTCTTGATTAAAGATACCCTGCGGTACTTCTATTCCTGCTTCCTCTAAGGTCTGCACAAGAACTTCCCCCATATGATCGACAGTTGTCTCCGGATCTCCTGATATTTCTGTTTCAAGACAGCTTAAGATCTTATCTTTAGTATCCTGTGTAAGGTCAGAAGCGTCTGATTCCATTTCTGCAATTAGTTTAGAACCTGCTGTTAATTTATTTTCTGTTAAGAATTTTCTTAGATCAAAACCGCCTTTAGTATTTTCTTGAAGAGCAACAGGTTTTTCTTCTGTTTTTTTGACTGGTTTTTCTTTTTTATTGAATTTCTTATCGTATTCTTTTCTTAGTTTTTCTTCTGCTTTCCTTAATGCTGCAATATCCTTACGCATTTGTTTAATAGCTTTTTGATCGATGTGTTCTGCATGCTCACCTTCTTCTAAAGAAGTCACCTTCTCTTCCAATGCTTCATACACCTCTTTCATTTTATTCATTTTATGCTCATGAGCAGCTTTATTAGTGCCGCTTTCAATCTCTTTCATCAATTCATCGATTGAGTTATATTTTGGAAGAGGATCTTTTTGTACCATTTCTTCTTCCGCTACAGGAGCAGATGATGGGGCCATATTTGAAGAGATGCCTAAGGCTTTCTCTACCATTTCTACAATTTGCCTATCTCTTGTAGAAGCTGTTCTTGTATTGAAGTCTATTAACATTATTTT